CTGTCAACGTGAATTCTTGATACTGTCCGCTATTGGTCTGGGCCTGGATAAGCATCGTGCTACCTGCTGTCGCGAGCTCTAGGATTCTCTCGACGTCCTGCCCGCCAACTTGGCGATGTGCCAGGTATATTACTGTTGCATCGGTCTGGCCAGCAGTGTTCCAGACAAGGTCACCGATTGTTGATACTGGCAGCAGCGTGGTAGTGTTCGCGTGATACGACAGGATGGATGCCGACCCACCGGGCTCACCGGCTGGACCAGGGTCGCCTTGTGGACCTTGCGAGCCAACGTCGCCACGTGGTATGCTGATGTCGAAGGTCGCGTTCTCCGGTGTGCCAACGTTCACGAATGACACCGCCGAGCCTGGAGCACCGGTCGTCACTGTGCCAACGGTCAGTATGCCAGCTGGCCCTTGCGCGCCAGGGTTGCCTGGTGGTCCTTGCTCGCCAACACCAGGGTCTCCACGAGGGATGCTGATGACGAATGCGGCCGAGGGGCCAGCGCCAACGTTCTGGAAGCTGACAGCTGACCCTGGCGCACCAGTCGTCACACTCTCGACCGCGATGCTAGCGCTCGTGCCAGGCGGACCTTGTGGTCCTTGCTCGCCTGGTGGGCCCGGTGGGCCGGGGATGCCGCTGCCACCACTCGTCAAGTAGAGGTTGTCTGCATAAAGATTTATTGCCTTAAGCTCGCCGCAGACCGGATTTAACCAACTTTTGGTCTCTGGTGTGCCACCGTTGAGGCTATCGAGGTCCATAGTAGCTATATCTTACAGGAGCAAGATATATTGCTCACTCTTTAATAGGTGTGGCAAGCACATGGGCAACATTGTTAGTAGCACCGCAGATATTCTTGCCATTTTAGGAGGCATTACGACGCTCGTGTTAGGCCTCTTCGGCGCCATACGGCTGTCACGATGTCAAACAGTCAAATGTTGCTGGGGCTGTATCGACCTCGTCAACAAGCCGATACCCGCGGTTGACAAGCCGACATCAAAAGGTGACACGCCACCAACGCTCCGCGCAAGCAGCAGCGAGATGGACCTGGCCTCGTCAGCCGTCTAGGGCTCAGGGCAACATCTTCGTGCCTGGGGCTGCGTTGGCGTCTTCGTGCCTGGGGCTGCGTTGGCGTCTTCGTGCCTGGGGCTGCGTTGACATCTTACAAGTAGCCACACAGGGATAACGTAAAAACGTTTTTTCGTTAGCTCTTGTCGCAGGTGGAACACAGGATTATGCGATGCGGCGTAGATAGGCGAGACGGCGCGTGATGCCAAATGCCGACCCAGTCGCACCGACGCACAGTATGACCGACACTCTGCCGCCTCCGGCGCCGGGGGCAAATGCTGTCCTCTCGAACGTGTCAAGATTGGTCTGGACAGCCCCATCGTTTCGCAGCGTCGTCAGCTTCCCAACAGTTGACACTGTTATCGTGAAGTTGTCATAGTCATAGGACATCACTCGGAAGGTGCCGTGATACTCATACTGCGCCGGCGTGTTCAAAGTGTTGTTGTATGCGGCCACACATGCCACGCCAGTAAGCAGCGAGCTCGGCGTTTCGGTGTTGAAGCTAATGCCTATCCCGAGGACGCCACTGGCTGAATCCACTGGCGTAATTACGCCGGCGGCGTATAGCTCCCAGGTGCTACCGGGGACTAGCTCTGCTCCAGGGACTGATGCTGACGGCGAGACGCCGGTATTTAACAAGAGACCCTGCCCACTAAGGACTACTTCGGGCGCCTGTGGGGGAAATAGGCTGCTCCATCCCAGATTGGCCACCGTCGGGATTCCGCCACCTCCCTCAATGTCGTCGCAGATAATCTTCTTGGCCCGCAGGGTGCCTACTGTGGGGTTGAGCCACCCCTTCGTGTCGACGGTCCCGTCGTTGATTGACGAAATGTCCATCGCGAGCTATTACAGAAGAGGGCAAAAAAAACTCGTCTGCGCGTTAGCTCTGATGTCTTGTGGAGCGCTTGTCGCGGATTACGCAACTCGTTGGAACGTGTGGTTATACTTGACGACGGTCATCAAGTCGCCATTGAAATCCATATTGCTAATATACATGGAGACCCTGACGCCGTCGCCCACCGGTGTCACCACGCCGAGGTCCTTTTTGCCCATAGCGATTCGCGAAAGGACGCCACCAGCAGCTGGGACGGTGATGTAAGTATTGTTCTTGCTGAATGATACCTCTGAGGTCCAGGCGAAGGCGAGTCCTCCTGGAGTAGCACTAGCCACGCGGGTAGCGACGAGCTTGTAGGTCCAGACGAGCGGCTGGTCGAACAGGAGACCGTCGATTCCAAGAACCGTATATCCTAGCTCGCCGGTGGCTGTGTCATCATCGAAGTTGTCGCCAACCATAATGCTGAAGCTTGGGCGGCTAATATTGTCTGTGCCAAAAACCTCCGACCGGAGCGTGCCTGAGCATTCGAACTCGAAGCTGCTGTTGGCAGCGTATAGGTCCGACGTCGGAATCAGACGAGTGGCGGGGACATACCCCGCGGCGCCGCCAACGAATCCTCCCTGAGTGAGGGCGTCAACGAATACGCCGGGGTTGACCGCCGAGTTGAGCGCCGACGGACCGCCGCCCCCGCCCCCGCCTCCGCCACCACCTTCTATGTCGTCGCAGATAATCTTCTTGGCCCGCAACGTGCCGACCGTCGGATTCAGCCAATTCTTGCTATCTACGGACCCGTCGTTAATTGAAGAGAGGTCCATCGCTCGCTTGTCGATGATATTGAATAAGAGGGCAAAAAAGTTGTCGTCTGCTCGTTAGCTCTGATGTCTTGTGGAACACAGGCGCTTGTCGCGAATTACGCAACTCGTTGGAACGTATGGTTATACTTGACAATCGTCATCGTGTCACTGCCGCCCCAGTCCAAATTCCCAATATACATGGAGACCCTGACACCGTCGCCCACCGGTGTCACCACGCCGAGGTCCTTCTTGCCCATAGCGATGCGCCTTATGACGCCAGCGCCGCCGATGCCTGTATTGTTCTTGCTGAGTGATAGCTCTGACGTCCAGGTAAAGGCGAGCCCTCCTTGGGTATCACTAGCCACGTGTGTTGCGACAAGCTTGTAGGTCCATACTAGTGTCTGACTGAATAAGATGCCGTCGAGACCGAGGATGGTGTATCCTAGAAGGCCCGTCGAGGTATTCTGATTGAAGTTGTCGCCGACCATGATGCCGAATATTGGGCGGCTGGTGTTGTCTGTGCCAGTGACATCCGACTCGAGCGTGCCCGAACACTCGAATTTGAAGCTGCTGTTGACGGCGTAGAGGTCCGACGTCGGAATTAGGCGCTCAACAGGGTTATACCCGAAGGGGCCACCGATGAAGCTTCCAGTATTGATGGCCTCAGGGAATGTGCCGGGGTTGACCGCCGAGTTGAGCGCCGACGAGCCGCCGCCACCGCCACCTGGCGTGATGTCATCGCAGATAATCTTCTTGGCCCGCAACGTGCCGACCGTCGGATTGAGCCATCCCTTGGTGTCGACGGTGCCATCGTTGATTGATGAGATGTCCATCGCGAGCTATATTGGAAAGGAGGGCAAAAAAACGTCTGCTCGTTAGCTCTTGCTGCTCGTATTTAATTCTTCAGCATCTTCTTCAAGTATGCGCGGGAAACCTTCTTGCCGCCGACCAGGCCGGTGCCCGTCATGTCGCCAATCGTGTTGAGGATGCTCTGGGCGCCGCTAGCGTAGGGCGCGAACTCGGGCGCCACCATCGGCAGCACCTTGGCAGCCATACCGGCAGCGGGCTTGGCGAAGCGCATGAACTTGCCGAAGAGGGACTTGATGGTGTCCATAACCCCGGCGCCGCCGTAGATATCGCCGGACGGGCTCCAGGGGAGAGCGTCCTGCGCCTTGCTGGCGAGCACATCGTCGGTGGTCAGCACGCCGACCGAGCGGACGACGTTCTGGTTTGCGATGGTGATGACGCCGACGCTGACAACGACGACGGTCAATTGAAGGTTCTGCGGCACATCTGAAATGTTCTTAGCCTCGACCCGCATTGAAAGATTGTAGCTGCCTCGGAGGGACGGCGCCTGGTTAGCCCGAAGAGGAACGTCCTCGCCGAAGTCGAGAGCGAGCACGCCACCAACCTTCGACGACCACTGCGGCCACGAGAGATTGGTGCCATTCTTGACCGCAATCTGGTAGAGGTCGTAGGAGGTCGCATTGCTGAGGATGCTGTCCCTGTTATCGAAGGAGATGTTGACATTCTGTAGGGCCGCGAATGTGTCTGTGTCTGTGAAGCGCATATCTGTGTCTGCCCTTGTCACGAACACATAGACCCTGGAGGGGATGCTGTTAAGCTGGACGGCATTCATGTTCAGAATCGTAGAGCCGCCAACGGGTGTGGCGCCTAGCACAGCCGGCGAGTAAACCTGCGGCTCGTAGTAGGGGTAGCTGTTGACAGGCGGGATAACGGTCAACATGTCGGGCGTTAGGTATGATGCGAGGATGAACGCCTCATTGACCACAACGGTGACGCCGTCGACTGGGTCGTCGACGCCGGGGAATCCCGCTTGGTCATGCGACCAGAGGGCCGCAGCGAGCCCGCCGACCGGACTAGCAATTGGCACAGACCCGTTGCCTGGACCGCCAGCCGAACGTCCGCCGAGGTCAACCTGAATCGTCATGTTCTGGACTCCGATGAGCCCGGTCGACTGGTTCTGTCGTTGATACTGGAATGGGCTCAGCCAGATGGGCTCCGCACAGGTCAGCTCAACAGTTGCTACTAGGTTGGCGCCCGTATTGCCAGCCGGATTGGCAGTAATGTTACAGTCGACCCACCCACCACGCGGCGGCACAACGAGGTTGTCGGTGTAGTCGCCAAGCGGCGCGCGCGAGCCTGAACCATTGCCGCCCTGTGCGTATTGCTGGGTCTGGTCCAGGAAGGTAGGCGTAGTCGATTGGTCGAGGTTCTGCTGGTCGAAGCTGTTAGCATACCGTGTCATAGCTCGCCAGTATCGGTTGACGCTCTGGGTCATTCGGTCGTTGTTGAGGGTAACTTGGAGAGAACGAATCGCGTTGGCGAGAGGGTATGCGCGCGGACCGTCGCACTTGAGTTGACCAGTGCCACCGGGAAGCCCCGCAGCATTGATGAGTCGCTGACCATTGGCAGTAGATACGCCCGTGAATGTTAGCGTAAACTTGGTCTGCAGCAGCATGTGCCGATTGACGAGCACGCGCGTGCTCGGCGGGTTGACCGTGAACGTCATGTTCGTCGATGCTCCACCATCTGCAGAGATGCGCACGTAGCTGACGTCCTGCGGCCCGTCGATGATTTTGTAGGTGCGACGAGCTGCGCTGTTGAGGTCGCATCGCGGGTCTACCACGCGGACAGTGTCTAGTGTTTGAACAGAGATGCTCATGGTAGAGGATACGTATGTTAAATGTGCGCAAAAAGGTGTCGTCAGCTCGACAGCACGTATTTCTCGTTTTTTAGCCGCTGTTGTATCGCCGCCTGAACAGTATCTTGACCGCGAACGTCCCGAACTGCTCGAGCAGCATAGGAAACCTGCCGCCAAAGTGGTCGACCCACCAAGCTTGGATGACGACACGGCGCGGCCCCTCGCGACCCATGAGGTGCGACATGCGGTATTCGGCCTGTGGCAGATATTCGATACGGTTCTGGTCCGTATAGTTCGTCGTCGACATTAGGAAGTCGCTGATGATTGACGCGCTGTTGTTGGACGTAGCACCTTGCTGGCTGCTGCTGCTGCTGTTGGGTGTGACCTCAGACTGGACGGGCAGGCTCGTCGTCGTCAGGCTAATGGCACGGACAGCACTGAAGCTCCCCCTTGACTCATACATTTCCTCAATGTAGCAGAGGTCGGAGCCGACGCCGTATACCGTCGAGCCGAATGCGGTAGGAAGGCCAGTGCGGTCGAGCAGCTTGACGACGAATGCTGGGTCCTCCATCCTGATGCGGGCGTCGGCTCCTCCTGGCGTATACCCGAACGTCTCGCTTCGCCACAGCGGGAACCCTATCAAGTATTGGGCCCACAGCGTATTGAACGTTAGCTGCGGCTTCGTAATGGTATCGTCCACCCAGGTTGCGGGGAAGATGAGGCGGAGCTTCCCAGACGGTGCGAGGTAGAATTGGGGCGTGTCGATTAGTGCTGCCTGCTGGGCCGGCGACAGTAGGACGAACGCCTGTTTGACTGCGATATTGAAGTATCTGATGAGAAGCGACAGGTCATTATACTCGCCGCGAGTATTCTCTGCGAAGACGTTGCCAGCTGTTGAGCCCATTTGACACTGGAGAGCGGTCTTGAAGAATCCAGGCGGCTGAAGTGGCAGCATTGGTAACTTGGCGAACGGTAGCATCAGGCTCGAGATGTCAAAGCGGACAATCGACATGTCCCATAGTTCGGGCACCTCGATGAGCGCTTGCGCGCGAATGTCGTTGATTTCGGCGACAATTGGGCGGGCCGCGTCGTTGATGATGATGCCATTGTAATAGACTAGGTCCTTAGGGTCTGTGACAGCCGACATTCTTGCGCGCTCGTATAATAGCCGTGCGCAAGAATTGTTGAATGGTCGGACCAATCGATGCTGCTCTGGCGCGACCACTATCCGGGACAGAAGTGGCAGAACGCATTGGTGGACCCGTCTACAGGTATCGGCAACTTGCCGGCATGGCCGAGCTGCCTAAGCGGCCGTTCGCCCTGCTCTACGAAGACAAGGAGAAATCTGGACATTACACAGTTGTTTTGGATTCACGTGACGCTGCTGGTCGACCATGCCTCGAACACTTCGACAGCTACGGCGAACCGCCTGACAGACAGCGTGACTTCATCCCGCAAGAATATTTGGAAGCAAGCGGACAGGGTCGGCCATATCTTGCTCGCCTGCTGCTGCCCTACGACAACGTTGCTTATTCGTCGGCGCGGCTCCAACAATTGCGACCTGGCATCTCGACCTGCGGGCGCTGGTGTATCGCCCGAGCTGCCTGTTCATACCAATCTGCTGAGGAATTCGCGGACGTAATGAAGCGAACGGCGAAGAGCAACAGGACGACACTCGACCGGCTGGTGTGTCGACTCGTGCCGGTGCCGCCTGAGCCGGACAACCACATGCTGTGAGCCATCGAGACACGCGAGCAAACGACAACTTTTTGCTGGCGGACTGAACGCCCAATTGGGTATCGAATATTAGCACAAAAAAACGTTTGCTCTAGGCGACAGAGGTCGACCAATTTTTCGTTTACTTTTGAATCAATTTAAGTGGTGGCATGTAGGCCCAAGCCATCAAAGCCAAGGCGCGACGATGCGTCGGGTCAGCGTTGTAGGCGGGCAAGGCTCTAGACAGATACCATTCGCGGCGTTGCGCCCAAGTCTGCGTCTCGTGGTCGGGCACTTCTGCAATCAACATTTGAAGCGGCGAGCGTATGCGGCGATATGCAGACACAAATCCTCGCGGCGAGCGCGCAACCTTGCTGACACCGGCAGCCTCTATTGTTGGCAGCATCGCCTCGACCTCTTCGACCGGCATCCACGGGAGCATTGCTATTGAACAGAAGCGCAAACATTATTGCCTCACAAGATAACACTCGTTCTCCGTCACAACATAGCCGGGAATCGTCGTTCCCAGACACGCCCAGCGGCTACTTGTGTCCAGGAATTTCTTGATTTGGACCTTGTCCATGCCCGCGTAGACCTTCAGGAATCTTGTGATGTGGTATGTGCCGCCCGCGTTCGGGAAGACTACGACACGGTTGGCCTCGTTCAGCTGCGTCCTCGTTCGCGAGTAGTCACTAATCTGGTGGTTCAGCGTGATGGTGTAGATGCTGTGCTTGCGGCCGTTGGCTAATAGGTCGTTGTTGACTGCCTGCACAGCTTTCTGCAAACCTTTGTCTTGAAGGTTGTCGCAGTCGTCGAAGATGACGAGCGACTCCTTCAATTCGGCCAGGCCCGGAGGGTCGTCAAGGAAATCTTGGTCGAGTTCAATCTGTGTGACTGGCAGTTCTTCATAGGCCCGCTCGCCGTCGTGTGTGCTGAATAGGAAGACTGACCGTTTGGGATACATCTCACACCACTCACGAATATACTGGGCCGTAATCGTCGATTTGCCGGCGCCCGATGGTCCAGCAATGTAGACGCGTTCAGGGGTCTCGGACGGATGTAGGATGAACGAGCCGCCAGCTGGCGCACGAATACTGCTGCAGTGGTCGCCCGCTAGCGCACGCTCAATTAGGCGCGCAGGTTCCGAATCTTCGGCGTCGAAGCCATCTTTCTTGAGACTAGCAGCTATCAGCGCCTTCTGTGCGGCGGTCAGCGCAGATTTTGTAGTTTTGGGTGCCGAGGTCGTGTAGACGATGAGGCCGTCGTCATCGCCTCCCGCGACGACAGCGATAGGCTTGCCGCTCTTGGTGGACAGCGCCATTTTCTAGGAGACTATACAAAATTAGCGCGTTAGCTCGTTAGCTCTCTAATTTGACGCCAACATTACGTCGTAGCTCCAACAAGTGCGCCTGCAGCCTGACCGGCTAGCCCCCAAGGCGTCAAGAACGAGAACGCCTGGCCGATGTCGTCGAGGAACCCATCGCCGGAGAGGTCCTTCTTCGACTTTCCCTTCTTGGCCGCAGTCTTTTTCGGGGCTTTCTTGGCGGCGGCCTTCTTCTTCTTTGGCGCCTTGCCACCAGCAATCATTGAGGCCACGTTAGCCGCCGCTCCAATTGGAGAGAGCCACGATAAGCCCTGAAGAATGTCGCCGAAGACGTCGCCGCCCTGGAGGTCCTCGTAATACTGCCGCTTGTAGTCAGCCATCGGAAGACCGCCGCTACCCATCAGCGAGACCGGCGGTGGCCCACGGAGCATGTCCTCGCGGCCGTAGTTGTAACCAGGATACAAGTTCTTGTTGGCCTTGAGCCAGAGCTTGAGCATCAGCTCGCGAGATGCGCGCTGGCGCACCTCGTCGGAGAGTGGCTCGAGGGACCCCATCGTGCGGACCTGTGTTGGGTCCTCGACGCGGCCGGCATTGTCTGTGACCATCTCAATATTGACGCGCTGCGGCAACTTGGTAAGCTCTGCCCACATGTGGTCGGCCATCTCTCGAGTTCGGCCCTTCATCATCTGCTGCTTGACAAATGTTTGGTAGAGCTCCAGCGTCGATGGGCGCGCGCCGCCAATAAGAGTGCCACCGACTAGGTTGCCACCGACGAGGCCGCCACCGACGAGGCCGCCACCGACGAGGCCAGTGCCGACCAGCGAACCATTTGTGCCGTCCGCCCTACTCTGCTTGTAGAGGAACTCGAGAAGTGCCTGACGCGGGATACCAGTTTGAACCAGCTCTACTGAGGGAGAGCTCATGAGGAAGATCTATTAGGGGCTGGGCAAAAATTCGACAGAAAATACGTTTTCTCGTTAAATACTACGCGCACGTTGCTCTACTCAGATGTGGCGACATTGGAGTCGGCCACCTTTTTAGCCGCTCTGGGCTTGCGCACGGCCTTGACCGGCGTAGGAATTGGCTCGTCGACATCAGATGTCTCTTCAGTGAGGATAGCGGTCGCGGCAGCAAGTGCCTTAGCAGACGGCTTGCGGACACGCTTCGGCTTCTCGGCAGGGGGCGCGGCAATGGCAAGTGGAACAGATGCAGGCACATCTACAGTTGTCCTTACACGGCGCTTAGGTAGGCGCTCATCAATGGCGTTGAGCAGGGCGAGGATGTCGGCAAGTCGTGTATCGGTATCTGTCATAGTGGCAGCGTCGGCGCTTGGCATTATGTTTAAGTGGCGCAAAAAACATTTTTTCGTTAGCTCTTTTGCTCTGGGTAGTTGGCAGTTTACACTGTAGATGTGCCAGCAACACGACGTGACGTCTTGCTCACCACGTGGTATGGATTCCCAGCTTTACTGGTCAGACACATACCATCGTGGGTGGCTAGCACTTGGCGGGCGGCACCGTTGCCCTTGTAGAATGTGAACGTCAACACGGCACGCCCGCTACTGTAGCGACGGCCAGAGGGCTCCGTCTCGATAGTGTAGCCCCATGCGCCGAGATTCTTCTTGACCTCGGATGCGAACGGCCACTTATCCGAGAACGGTTCGTCCTCAAAGGTTTGCGGCGTTGCGAAGATGCTTTCGTAGATATCGAGGCTTGAGGCAGGTGCTGTCATTGACACGTTTGTATTCTTAACCGGCGCAAAAAGTTTTGGCCGCGCTACAAATTTAACGTTCGGCTGCGGCGACTGCGGCTCGCAGCTCGTCGACGGTCACCGGTGGCGGGCGGGGCTCGTGGGCTAGCATGTATGCTGCGATGTCGATAGCGCGCTCGTTGCCGACAATCTCGGGAAGCGCGATTGCAGCATAGCTGCCGTAGAAGCTGCGGTCCGTCGTCTTGGTCCAGCCGTTGGAGCGGCGGTATTGTGCGCTGACCGTTACGAGCTGGAGTGTGCGAGAGACCAGTCGCTTGAACTCCACCGCTGACACCTTCGGGCATGGGTATCCGTCGAATGAGCGGAGGTATGCCAGATTAGGGTATAACTTCTGTAGGCCCGCCTCCGACAGCGCAATGCGGCACTGCTTGATAGACTTGACACCGGCGATGGCGGCGAGCGCTGCGGACTCTTTGCCACGGCACAGTCGGCGATTGAATGTCTCTTCTCCGAGCAGCTGTGCCAGGCGGTCAGAGACGTGGCGCTTCGAATGGTTGCGAGCGTGTCCGTAAGGCTCGGCGTGGACCTCTCGAGTGTCAACGATGGATGGGTCGACGTCGTCGTCACTAACCTCGATTGTCTCCATCTTCTCGTCTAGGCAACAAAGGTCGATGAATGGAAGGTCGAGGACGTCGGCGTTGTAGACCTCGATGGCCTCCATCCGCAATTGCTCGAGCGAGTTGGTGAGCGGCGACCAATTGATAGGCGTGTAGGGGTTGACTAGGAACTCGGTCATCAGTCGGCAGGCGTCGAGCTCGAGACCGTCGAGCGCGCTTGTTGCCTCTGGCGAATAGATATCGCACGAGAAGAATGCTCGAAGGTCGGCAAGCTTGCGCGTCGCAACTGCGGCCTCTTGGCACCGCTGAAGGTAGATGTCGTCGGCGTTCATTGACTCTGGTATACCCTATGTGTGCTCGTCTTCAAATGGAAGTTTTGGGTGTGCGGCTATGGTATGTGAGGGCAAGATTCTCAATTGAAGAAGTGTCACACACAGATTATACCAGACAAAATCTTGCTCCGCTATCTATAGCACCGATGCCAGCGCGCAAGACAAAGGCGGAGGCCCTGAATGACGGCAAATATGTCTTAAGAACCGTATCTACGGCCACCAAGGCAACGACCTTCCATGGCTACCCAACACACGAGGAGCGTGCCGAGGCTGCAGCAATCTTCTGCGACGGCGGCACAGAGACACACGAGATTGTCAACGGCAAGTTCCCGCTGTTCGCGTTCATTGATATCGATGCGCCGAACGACGAGGCACATGTCGGCGTTGTTGACGCGGCGGTCGTCGCACTCACACGAGCCATCGAGGAATCAACGGGTCAACATGCTAACGTTCTCATCTACAGCTACACCATCGACTCAAAGATTAGCGCGCACATCCACAGCGACGTGCTCGTCGCCAACGGTCTCGCGGCCAAGCATATCGCCAAGCGGACCGCAGAGCTGATGCCAGAGGCGATGGCTGGGTCAATCGACCGCTGTGGCAACAACAAAAGCTTCGGCCTGCGCGTGACCAATTGCCCGAAAGACGGCGACGCCTCGCGCACGCTGGTAGGTGACACCGATGACAATTACCGATGGCTCCAGACTACTGTGCCAGATGTCGTCGAGGTTGAGCAAGCAGTAGTCGATGCTATCGAGCTGACGGGCGCACCGTTGATACTGGCGCAGCGTATGGCGAAGGAGATGCCACAGTATCAGGTAGCGGTTCCAACCGTTGTCGATGGCCGCGCCGACATCGTTGCCAAGTGCGACCGTTCATACTCGGCACACTGTGCCAGCTGCGGCAGGGTCCACGAGAGCACCGGCGCATACATCAACGTCGATGCAAACGGTGCGGCATTCCTCCGCTGCTTCAAGGCGCCGGCCGGTGCGCCCGTCCTCGCGTTCGAAGGCGTCAAGCCTCCGCCAATTCCTATCGACAGCTACGACCGTATCGAGGGTGGCGACGAGGTCAACGGCCGCTACATGTCTGATGTCATTGGCGTCGATGACGTGATTACACGGGACCACCATATCTGTGCCAAGTGGGGCGCCGGCAAATCTGACTTCAATCGCCGCGTCATCGAAACTCTGCGCCGCTACAATCCAGATGCAAAGGTGCTCGTCGTTAGCTCCCGCATTAGCCTGTCGACACAAATCTGTTCGGACATCGGCGCCACCAGCTACCGCGACATCAAGGGCATGCTCGACACTTCGCGCTATCCTGTATCGGTGTGGCAGGTCGACAGCCTCAAGCGTGTGTCGTCAGATATCGCATTCGACCTTATCGTCGTGGACGAGACGACCCAGCTCGCCCTTCACTGCTTCCAGGACAATGCCGCAAGTAGCGACCAGGTAAAGATGTCACTGCTGCGCACACTCTTGACCAGCGCTCGACGCGTCATCACCAGCTGCAACGACCTGACAAGCGAGCAGGTAGCAGCGCTCACGCAGATACGGCCACAGCATCCATGCCGCGTCGTCGTTAACACCCACAGTCAGTGGACAGACACAACTTTCCAGATTCGTGAGGGCAAGGCTGAGGCCGAGGCTGTCAAGCAGGAGTTGTTCGCTCGGCTCGACGCGCAGTATGAAGCCAAAGAGGCCGGCACGGAATGGCACGGAACGGGCATCGCCTGTCACAGCAAGATGCTAGCTATCGACCTTCACGCAGAAATGATTAAACGTTATGGCTCGGCGTCGACGAAGCTTTACACTGGCGACACCGGCGACGAGGTCAAGCGACAAGACTTTAAGGACGCAACTGTTGCGTGGTCAGGACTGCTAGCAGTCATCTACACCGGCACCGTCTCTGTTGGCGTCAGCTGCTCAGACCCTCGATTCGACCAAATGTTCGCGTTCTACACAAGCAACAATGCCGCGGCGGCACCTTCTGCGCAGATGTTATTCAGACTTCGAAATCTCAAACAAATTACAATTTCCTACGTAGGTCGCGCAACATATGGCCTACCGACTAATCGCGCACGGCTGCTCGAGTGGGTCACCAAGTCTGCGAACCGTAGCAACATCCCAGACGTCCTGCGGCACGACCGTAGCGCAACCATCAACACTCCGACCGCGACAGATGCGCAGGCGCTATCAGTGGTGTCAGACACGTTCGAGGGGCGGATGTGGCTGTGTGCGACGATGGAAAAGTATAGGAGCGCCACCAATTTCGTCGACCGTCTCCGCGGCATTCTGACTCGTGCAGGTCTGGTCGAACGATTTGAGACAGAAGTTGTCGAGCAGACAGCACCAACGCCGTCAAGCGGCGAGGCCGCACCGGCACCTCGGGTCGAGCGGATGGTCGCAGCATTGCCCGCAGCAATTGAGCGCGTCATCGACGGCGTAACAACCGAGCGCGACCGCACAGAAGTTGAGAAGCTCGGTGACGAGGCAGCATACATTGCGCGAACCTTTGAGGTCGATAGCAAGGTCGTGACCGCCGAGTGGATGGAACAACACGCCAAGCATGTGACGGAGCGTGCTCGCCTTGGTCGCCTTGTCAACGACACCATCAAGCCCGAAGGAGCAGGTCTCAAGATTACGACCGAGGCAGAGGCCGCGGAGATTGTGACCAACACGCTGGCTGCGCTGGGGCTGACAGTAGCACAGGCGGTGCCGGGCGCGACGGTGACAGTTGCACAGCTCGAGGCAGCAGCGGCAGCGGTTGGTCCTACCATCAACGAGAAGAGTCTACGAGTGTTCGGTGATACCCATGGCGCTCGCAGAAAAAAAGCAGCAAGCAACGTTCGCAGCTGGCGCGGGACGATATCGGTGCCACTCAACAACTTCGGGCTTGAGCTAGCGCCAACATACGCGACAGAGAGAGACCGACAGCGACGTGTTAACTCGACGGGCTACGAGCTTGTATACCGATGGGACCCCGACAAGACAGGACCCGTAGTAGCGCGCAATCAACAGCGCAGGACCGTCGCAGCACCACAGCTCTCGGAGGACGACATCGCCGACATACTTGCCGACTTCGGCTAGGGGTAAAGGTATCAACGGGTCAACGTCTAGGCAGCGGTCGCCTCGCGCTTATATTATGTGTTAACGAATTATTTTTGTGGTTTGCTGTCGGCAAGTGGCTAGTTTTATGGAAGATATTAGTGAAATTAGCCACT